GGATTACAATCAATTATAGCTAAATATTTTTTAGGTGAAATAGAACAAATTAAATGGGAAATAGAAGATAACCATTTAAATATTAATTTTATTACACCATCTAATATGGTATTAGGATCAGTTAAATGTAATGATTTTCAAATGGAAGATGCTGAACTAGCCATTTATAACACTAAAAAATTAGCTAATTTAATTTCAATATGTAGTGGGGATTTAATGTTAGATTTAGATAGACAAAAAGAAATTATTACTAAACTTAAAATAGCAGATGAAAATTTTAATTTAGAATATGCTCTATCAGATCCACTATTAATTAAAAAAGTAGGTACAGCTAAACCAGTAGATAGCTGGTATGTTGAAATAGATTTAGGTAGTGAAGAAATATCCAATATTTTAAGAGCTAAGGGGGCAATGTCGGAGGTAGAACATTTTTTAGTAACCACTACAAAAGATTTAGATAAACAAGACGTATGTGAACTTATATTTGGAGACGAAATAGGTCACAACAATAAAATATCCTACCAAATGCAAGGTATGATAAATAAAGAGTATATGAAAATAAAATATAACTCTAATATGATGAAAACTATATTAAATGCAAATAAAGATATGAGTGAAGGTAAATTTAAAATATCGAATGCAGGTTTAATGTACTTACATTTTACAGATGGAGTTATAGAAAGTGAATATTATATGGTACCAACTGAAGATGGAATTATTTCATAAGTAATTTGGCAACCTTATTTTCTTTTCATATATTTATATACGCAAACTTAGGAGGCACAAACAGCTCACCAAAATGGGAGCCGAGTAATTAAAAATAGGGTAGTTAAGACACCCACAAAATTAAATGATATGAGTACATTATTTCATGAACGTACGCCGTTCGACATTCTATTTAGAAATTTCTTCAACGCAGAAGGAAAATTCCAACCAACAACATTCGATAATAAACAACCACATCCCCTAGATATATTCTATGATGAAGATGGTCTCAATTTTGAGATTGCCTGTACAGGTTTAACCAAAAAAGATATTAAACTTCAAATTGATGGAGATCAGTTAAATATATCTTATGATAAACCACAAGAAGAGGAATCATATGAGGGTTATATTTATAAAGGATTAGCTAAAAGATCCTTTAAATTAGGATATAAAATAGCAGCTAAATTTGATTTATCAAAAATAGAAGCTAAAATGGAAAATGGATTACTCCATTTATTTATCCCAACAATCGCAGATAAAAAATCAAAATTAATAACAATAAAATAAAAAAAGTGAATCCTAAGTTTGCTTTTTAAATTATTGTTATTATATTCACATCAAACATTAAATTAAATTAAGTTATGGAATTAGAAGCATTATTCAATGCCGTTATTGTTAAACCTCAAGAGGAAGAGGAAACTCAATATGGCTCAATAGTAGTACCTGATTTAGGAAAAGACAGAAACGAACATGGAGAAGTAGTTGCTGTAGGTCCTGGTCACCCAATACCAGGAATTGGTTTTGTAGAAACACAAGTTAAAGTGGGAGATATAGTAGTATTACCAACAGTTGGTTTTACTAAACTACAACATAAGGGAGATGAATATTACATTGGTCCTGAAAATCAAATATTAGCAAAAGTAAATAAAACAACATCAGTAGAGGATGTATTAGCAGAAACAGAAGTATCAGAAGAAGATTTTGATGCTATAAAATCAATGGATTAAGATGAGTAAAATTATAGAATTTGGCCCTGAAGCCAGAAAAAAACTAGTAAAAGGAATAGACCAAATAGCAGATGCCGTAGTATCTACACTAGGTCCAAATGGTAGAAATGTTGTTATTTCTAAACCAAACCAAACTCCACAATCAACAAAAGATGGTGTAACAGTAGCAAAAAGTATTTCATTGGAAGATCCAACTGAAGAGTTAGGTGTTCAAATGCTTAAACAAGCAGCTATTAAAACAGCCGATAATGCAGGAGATGGCACAACTACCTCTACTTTATTAGCTAGAGAAATGGTTAAAGCAGGTTTATCAGCTTTGGATAATAATGCTAATGCTGTAGATATTAAAAGGGGAATAGATGCTGCTGTAGAACAAGTAGTTCACCATTTAACCCCATTTCAAGAAGATGTTTCATCTCAAGAGCAATTAGAACAAGTAGCCACTATTTCAGCTAATAATGATGAAACAATAGGTAAATTAATTGCTACTGCAATGGAAAAAGTAGGTAGAGAGGGAGTAGTACATATTGAAGAATCTAAAACAGGTGAAACTTATCTTGAAACAGTAGAAGGTATGCAATTTAACAGAGGTTATAAATCACCTTATTTTGTTACTAATAATAACACTATGTCTACTACCTTAAATGATTGTTATGTTTTGATAGCAGATCATACTTTTACACAAGTAAAAGAATTATTACCAATTTTAGAAAGTGTATCAAACACAAATAAATCACTTTTAATCATTGCTAAAGATATAGACAATGAAGCACTAGCTACTCTTATAGTAAATAAAATGAGAGGTACATTAAAAGTATGTGCTGTAAAAGCTCCTGAATTTGGAGACAGACAAAAATTAATGTTAGATGATATAGCTATTTTAACTGGAGGTCAAGTATTTAGTAAAGAAAAAGGTATGAAACTAGAAAAATTCAGTTGGGAGTGGTTTGGTGAAGCTAGAGTATCTACTATTACTAAAGAAAAAACCACTATTGTAGATGGTAAAGGTTCAGAAGAATCTATTGCTGACAGAGTAGAAGAATTGGCTAACCAAATAGAAAAAGCTGAAACACCATTTGAAATAGAAAGATTACAAGATAGAATGTCTAAATTTGTAGGTGGAGTAGCAATTGTTCATGTAGGTGGAAATACTGAAACTGAAATGAATGAAAGAAAAGATAGAGTTGATGATGCTCTAAATGCTACAAAAGCAGCTATTGAAGAAGGTATTCTACCAGGAGGTGGAGTTGCAATAGCAAGAGCAACACAGTGGGTAGAATATAATGGTAATGTAGATTTTAATATTGGAGTAGAAATTGTTAAAGAAGCATGTAAAAAACCATATGAACAAATCTTAAAAAATGCTGGTTTAGAAGAAATTCCTGAATTAGCAGAAGATGGTGAATGGGAAGGATTTGATATTAGACAAAATAAAATGGTAGATTTTAAAGAAGCTGGTATTATAGATCCATTTAAAGTTACTAGAAGTGCATTACAAAATGCAGCATCAATAGCAGGTACTATTTTATTAACAGAAGCCACAATAGTTGATAAACCCGTAGAAAATAAATCACCTGAAATAGACCCAGCTATGATGGGCATGATGTAATATGAAAACAAAGGTTATAGAAAGAAATGAAGTTATAGCAACAAGAGTACCACCTGGAGACAGGTGGTCTTTAGTTGAAGACCCTAAAAAAGTTATTCATAAATCCCTTACAGATGCTTTGGAAGCCTATCTAGGAGTTACTAACTTTAAGGGTGAATATAGGCTAGCTCCTTTAGATGGTAAATTATATGCTATTAAAACAACTGAAGAAGAGGTCAAACCTGAACCAATAAAGAAATATAACATATATGGTGATGAGTATTAAAGAGCATTCACTTTTAGTTGAAAAATATAGATCAAAAGATTTAACAGAGTATGTAGGAAATGAACATATTAAGACCCAAATACAAAAATATCTAGACCAAGATGATATTCAAAACTTTATATTTTATGGTCCTGCTGGTACTGGAAAAACGACCCTTGCTAAGCTTATTGTTAATAATTTGGAATGTGATTACCTTTATATTAATGCTTCTGATGAACGAGGCATCGAAACTATTAGGGATAAAGTCACGAGTTTCTCAAGCACTGTATCGTTTAAAAAGATTAAGGTTGTCATCCTTGATGAGGCGGATTTTCTCACTATCCAAGCACAAGCATCTCTAAGAAATACAATAGAAACGTTTTCACGTAACACACGTTTTATCCTCACTTGTAATTTTATAGAGCGTATTATAGATCCGCTTCAATCAAGGTGCCAAACATTAAAAATAGTACCACCAAGTAAAAAAGAAGTAGCAAAACACATAAAAGAGATACTAGATAAAGAACAAACAAAGTTCGAAATTGAAGCTCTTGTTAACATAGTTAATAAACATCATCCGGATATACGAAAAATGCTAAATACAATTCAGTTATCAACTAAGGATAATGAATTAGTATTGGATGAATCTATTTTAGTATCATCAAACTATATAAAACAGATTATAGAAGAGCTAAAACTAAAGAAAACCGATTTTAGAAAATTAAGACAAATAATAGCCGATTCTCAAGTACGTGATTTTGAAGAATTATATAGAGCATTATTTGATCATGCTTCGGAATATGCCATTGGTAGAGAAGGAAGTATAGCAATAATTTTGAATGAGCATCAATATCATTCTAACTTTCGTATTGATAAGGAAGTCAATATCGCAAGTGCATTAGCAAAAATAATTGAAATAAAAAAACCACAAGTGATATGAAAATAGGAATTATAGGACAAGGTTTTGTAGGTAATGCTGTTTATAATGGATTAAAGGATTTTTTTAAAATTGAAACTTATGATATAGCTTTACCGTCTACTTGTAATTCTCTTAATGAATTAGCATCTAAATCAGACATTATATTTACATGTTTACCTACCCCAATGGAAAAAAATGGGAAATGCCATTTAAACATAGTAGAAAATGTTCTAAATAAATTAGATTTAAGAAAAGAATCTAAAATCATAATAATTAAATCAACAGTACCTCCTGGTACTACTAAAGAATGGAATGTAAAATATAAAAATTTACAAATAGTCTTTAATCCTGAATTTTTAACTGAAGCAAATGCTGTTAATGATTTCAAAAATCAAAACAGAATCATAATAGGGGGCCCTAAAAAACCAACTTCACAAGTTCGTAGAATATTTGTAAAAGCTTTTCCAAAAGTTAAAATTATAAAAACTGATTCAACTTATGCTGAAATGGTTAAATATGTTACTAATAGTTTTTTAGCAACTAAAGTATCATTTGCAAATGAAATGTATCAAATATGTGAGGAATTAAATATAGACTATGATAAAATTATTGAGTATGCTATTCAAGATGAAAGATTAGGATATTCACATTGGAGTGTACCTGGACCTGATGGTGACTTTGGGTATGGGGGACACTGTTTTCCTAAAGATATAAAAGCTTTAATATCACTAGCTCATGATTTAAATGTGTTTCCAAGAATGCTAACAGCAGTTGATTGTAAAAATAATGATGTTAGAACAGATAGAGATTGGGAAAGACAAGAAGGAAGAGCAATTATTAATAATATAAAATAAGAAAAATGAAAGGCCCACAACAACAAGGACTAAATATAGATTTTAAAAATACAACAATGATAGAAGGTTTTGACGGAGGATTATTATTCGGTCAGGCATTTGTATTAAGAAAAGTATCTAAATTCGTAGCAGGGACAGATGAAGATGCAATGCTCCCAATACCTGTATTTTATGATTTAGAGACTAAGAAAATAATTAAAGATTCTTTACCTAAAGAAATTAGAGAAGATTATAAAGACATTACTATTTAATTGAAAGATAAGATTAAAAATATATTTGATTGGTTACAACACATAACGTTGTATAAAACACCTGCTTCTGAATTTACGGATAACGACTGGGAAAAGTTTAATTCATATATGGTGCATAGATTTGTTAGTATGCATGTATATTACGTTGAAATCGCAGATTATGCGCAAAGTATGTTACCAACTATGAAAAAAGAAATATATAATTTTTATAAAGAAATGATACCAAAACGTAAAGTCTGGCTACAGTATATAAAGACTAAAAATAAGCAGATAAATAAAGAACTTGTAGAAAAAATAGCAGAATACTATGAGGTTGGAACCTCAGATGCTCGTTCATATATTAATGTTATAACGGATAAAGAGATGCCTGTTATTTTAGGAGAGATGGGATTAGATAATAAAGAAATAAAAAAGTTATTAAAATGAGTAAATTAGAAGAATTACTTTGGAGTGCTGAAGAACATGGAAAAAGAAAACAAATGTTTGAAGAAATAAATAAATTAAAACTTCAAAACCCTAAACTCACTTTAGAACAACAATACGAACAAGCATATCAAAATGTAATGAAAACATGAAAAAAAGTAAAATTATAGAAGCCTTAATTAGGCAAGCAGAAGCAGATAAATCAAAAGCTTTAATGGCATTAGATTTACTAGAAAACCAAGCGGTAGGAATTGGTGATCACACAGCAAATGATTTTTTTAAAGATGCAAATGAGGCATTAGAATTATTAGTCGAAGCTGATGATAAATTAGAAACATTAAATAAATATTGGGGCGATCAACCACTACCTTTTTAATATGGACCCAGTAAAAGCATTTGAAGAAGAATACCCTGAACTATCCCAGGAATTTAAAGTTATTCAAGATGAAATGTATAAAATGTTTGCAGCCAAACATATGGATTATGGTTTACAAAACATTTCATTAGGAGGGGATTTAACTAAAGAAAACGATAAAAAATTTTCATTAACAGGTTTAGCTATTAGGTTAACAGATAAAATTTCAAGATTAAGAAATTTGCTTACTAATGGTAGAAATTTTGTTAAAGGTGAAGGAATGGAAGACACGTTTATAGATATAGCTAATTATGGTATAATTGGTATGTTAGTAGGACGTAACAAGTGGAAAAAATAAATGGCTAAAACACCAGCTATAGTAAAGGAGATACAATTATCCCCTAAAAGAGAATTAGACTATTCTTATCAAAAAAATATTTCATATTCACAATATACAATGTGGAAGAAATGTCCTAAACAATGGGCTTTACAATATAGAGATGGTCATAAAGTATATACACCTAGTATTCATACTGTATTTGGAAAAGCATTACATGAGGCATTTCAACATTACATTAAAGTAATGTATGAAAAAAGTGCTGCAGCAGCTGATAGAGAAGACATATTAGAAATACTTAAAGATCAGTTAAGAGCCCACTACCAAGAAGAATATAAGAAAAACAACAAACAACATTTTTCTAATCCAGGTGAATTAAGTGAATTTTATCAAGATGGAGTTGAAATACTAAATTACCTAAAAAAACATAGAGGTAAATATTTTTCAAAACGAGGTTGGCATTTAGTAGGAATAGAAACTCCTGTACTAATGCCTCCTGTAAAATATAATCCTAATATTTTATTTATGGGTTATCTTGACATTGTAATGTACAGTGAAAGGTTAAATAAATTTAAAATAATAGATATTAAAACATCTACTAATGGTTGGAAATTAAATTATGTTAAAAATGATGAAGACAAACAATTCCAACTTATATTATACAAAAAATTCTTTGCAGAACAATTTGGAGTAGATATAAAAGATATTGATATTGAGTTCTTTATTACAAGAAGAAAAGTTTATACTGAGGGGGATTATCCACAAAAACGATTTCAAATGTATTCTCCACCTTCGGGTAAAATAAAAATAAGTAGAGCAACTAAAGCAATAGAAGAATTTATGAGTGAATGTTTTATAAAAAATGAATACTCAACAAAAGAAATGTTACCAAATCCTTCAAAATGGAACTGTGGGTTTTGCCCCTATAAAAACGATAAAAAACTTTGTGGATTAGGTGAACATTTTTAAGTCTATACGTATGTATGGATATAAATAGTTTTACTAAATTAAAGATTATGACAGCAAAAAAAGACATGACACTAACCAGTGTAAAAGTTAAAAGTGATTTATTTGAAAATTTTAAAATAGAGTGCGTAAAACGTAAATTTTCTTTCCAGAAACTTGCCGATCGTGCAATTTATTTGTATCTTACAGATGATGATTTTAGAAGACAAATTAATAATCACAATAACCTTGAGTTATAAAAAATAAAATATGATTAATAAAGATTTTAAGTATCTTCCTAAAGATAAAAGGAAGAAAATACTCTTAATATGTGATGATATTAGAGTACATTCAGGAATAGCCACAGTGGGTAAAGAAATAGTAATGCATACTGCTCAACATTTTAACTGGGTACAAATAGCAGGAGCTATTAAACACCCAGATAAGGGTAAAGTGTTTGATTTATCTAATGAAGTAAATAAACAAACGGGTTTAACTGATTCTAATATAAAATTGTTCCCAGTTGATGGTTATGGTAATATAGAACTAGTAAGACAAATTATTAATCAAGAAAAACCAGATGCTTTAATGCTTATTACGGATCCAAGATATTTTATGTGGTTATTTAATGCTGAAGGCGAAATAAGAAAAAATATGCCTATTATATACCTTAATATTTGGGACGATTACCCCGCTCCCTTATATAATAGAGCATTTTATGAATCATGTGATTTATTAATGGGAATTTCAAAACAAACAGTAAATATTAATAAGATTGTATTAGGAGATAAAGTTAAGGATAAAATAGTAAAATATTTACCTCATGGTTTAAATCATAATATTTACCGTCCTTTAGAAACTACTGAAGAGATAAATGCAATAGAAAAAATGAAATTTGAGTTATTTGGTAAAGATGAAGTTAATTTTGTTTTATTTTTTAATTCTAGAAATATTAGAAGAAAGCAAATCCCAGATACTATGTGGGCATTTAGAATGTTTTTAGATAGTTTACCTAAAGAAAAGGCAGATAAGTGTAGATTTTTACTTCATACTGAAAAAGTACATGAAGCGGGAACAGACCTTCCCGTAGTAAGTGAGCTATTATTTGGAGATAAATACCCTAATGCTATAGTAATTGATGAAAAAAGATGGTCAACTGAACAATTAAATTTATTGTATAATATTTCTGATTGTCAAATTTTATTAACATCAAATGAAGGATGGGGATTAACCTTAACTGAGGCAATGTTAGCAGGTAATCCTATTATAGCTAATGTTACTGGTGGGATGCAAGATCAAATGAGATTTAAAGATGAAAATGGAAAATGGTTTACACCATCACCTGAAGTACCTTCAAATAATACAGGAAAATATAAAAAACATGGTGAATGGGCTTTTCCATGTTATCCTGCTTCAAGATCAATTCAGGGATCACCTATTACACCTTATATTTGGGATGATAGATGTAAGCCGGAAGATGCAGCAGATAGGATAAGGGAAGTGTATGATTTAGGTGAAGAAAAAAGAAAAGAATTAGGTGTTAAAGCCAGAGAATGGTGCTTAAGTGAAGAAGCAGGATTTACAGCTGAACATCAAGGTAAAAGATTTATAAAATTTGCTAATGAGTTATTTAATACCTGGAAACCTAGGATAGCATTTGAAGTAATAGATGCAGATGAAGATATTAGAAAAGTACAAACACATAATTTAGTATATTAATATGAAACCAACATTTATAATAAGTTGTCCAATAGATACCTACTCGGGTTATGGAGCAAGATCAAGAGATGTAGTAAAAGCTATTATTGAAATGGATAAATATGATGTAAAAATAATGCCGCAAAGATGGGGTGCTACCCCTTGGGGCTTTATAGAAGATCATAAAGATTGGGAGTTTTTAAATAAATATTTATGGCAACCAGAACCTAATAAACAATACCCAAAACCAGATATTTGGATGCAAATAACAATTCCATTC